TATTATTTTAATTTCTATTATTTTAATTTTAATTTTAATTTTTTACTATCACCTTTATTTCGCGTGTCCATCTGAAAACTCTCGGTAGTCCGTGTGAAAACTTCGCTATTCCATCTTTATTTCGCTATTCCATCTGAAAACTTTTTTAGTATATTAGGATCTATATTTCCCATCATTTTCGTCATATTCGATATTAACGCAGGATTTTTTAACATTTCTGTCATAAATATTTTTTTCATTTTTTTAGAATCTGTTTCTATAGGAATTTCGGTTGCCTCTACTGGTTCTTCTAGATTTTTAGATGTGTCATTTAGTATATTAGAGTTTTCTTCTACTACAATATTATCTATGTTTATACCTGTATCTTCATTATCACTACATAATAAGTCTATAAATAGCGTTTCCGGATCATAATTATTTAATATAGGAAATGAATTTCCCGCTTTTATATAGAGTTTCTTAAATTGTTTGCTTGCTACTATATAATTATAACATTTTATAAAATATAATTGTGTTAAACATAAAAATCCTATTAACTGGATTATAAAACAATTTAATAAATTTTCATTATTTAATAAATACGCTTTTGTTGTAAGAACTATAAAAATAATATTTATTGGAGTTAGTAAAATCGTATTATATCCTATTATACTTAATATAAAATAATCAAATAGTTTATGTTCTGTTATCTTACTTTTAAAATCCATAATTAATAATTATATAGCTTATTTTTAAGTAATTAGTAATATAATTTATTTTCCATTAAATTAAATTTTAAGAAACAAACATTTTATATGTATATAATATATGAAAAAAACAAAATATTCACAGGATATTTTACAAATTATTGCTATTGGATTAACAGGAAAATATTTGCTAAATACTCGTAAGTCTACTCAAAAGTCATTTACTAAAGAGGGAGAAGAAATTATAAATAAAGAAAACAGATTTACTAAAGAATTTAAAAATATTAAAAAAGATACTGTTATCGATTTAAAAGATAATTATAAAAATATTAAATCTAATATTCTTACAAGGGTATTAAATATATTAAAATTAAAAGAAAATACTGAAGAAACAGATTATAATTTTGATTATAGAAATGATAATCATAGTGATAATGATAATGATAATGATAATAGTAATAATTACGATTTTAGTTATAGACAAGATAATTAATACTATTCATAATACTATTTATTAACTAATTATTATCAATTCTCTATATACACATATCAAAATAGATAATTTCTTACATATTAATTATAAATTCTCCATAAAGCATCATTATATGTACTGCGTTTATTTGAAACGAACATATCTAAATATGTATCAATAGGTTTAAGTAAAATAGACTTTATAAATTCAGGGCGTGTACTGGGTATTTATAAATAATATAATTAAATTATTTAATTAAAATATTTGTATATAATATATGAAAACATTGTTAAAAATAGGTTCTATTATTGGAGCAGTAACGTTATTTGAAAAAAAAATAACTAATAAAAATTTATCTATTTTATCCGATTCCAGTCATATCGGTAAAAAAATTATAGATTTCAATATTTCTGATAAGGCTAAAATTTCTAATAAGTCTAAAATTTCTAATAAGTCTAAAATTTCTAATAAGTCTACAATTTCTAATAAGTTTACAAATTCTGATAATGATATAATTTCTAATAAGGCTATTAGATGTGCTGCTTTTATAAATCTTGGATCTAATCGAGATGAAATGAGTGGTCTTGTTGAGGGAGATGATTTAATGAAAAGAATGTACGAATATCATATTAATCAAACTCATAATACTAAAATAACTAAACACCAAATAGATTTAGCTCATAAACATGCGTTAACTATGTTATCAATAGATTATATAAATAATAAATCACTTGGGGAGGAAAATAGAGAATGTCTTTATTGGATGATAGATTTAGCAAAACACGTCTATACAAATAAGCCTGATTATATTGATACCCATTCTTCCGATTTTTTAGAAAATAATAAAGACTTATTTTCATCTGCTCCTATAAAAACATTTACAACTAATTTTACACACTCACTCAATACTTTTAATGAAGAAATTGATAAAGGATTTAAAGCTTTGGTTTTAAAAGATAAACAAAATCCCCTAAAAGAAAATATAAAAAAAAAACTAAATTTATAATATATAAACACTTATTCTAGAAATATCTAGATTAAGTATTTAACTTAATAATTAAATATTTATATAATATATGAAAAAATTATTTAAAAATGATTCAGTTATTGGGGCAAAGACATTATTAATAAATAAAACTAAAACTAGAGAAAAATCAGCAACCATACAAAATGGATCATGTCTAGATGGAAGTGAACCTATAAAAAACATTTCAGCAGATGGTACTTATTTTGAATATAATTGTGGAGTAAGCGCGATGGCCGATACCAAGGAGGTTCCCCGCATTGCAACTGACAAGGTGAAAAATAAAGATATAGCAAATAAGGCAATAAGATGCTCAGCACTTATTTATATCCAACTAACCAGACCAGAAATGGCTGGATTGACTGCGGGTGAAGAAATAATGAATAGAATTTATGCATATCACACCATTGATGGAACTGATATGAAAATGACTAATGGTCAAATTGCTGCGGCTCAAACAGATGCCATAACTAAGCTCTCGGAAGAATATATAAAGGGCGTTAATCTTGCAGAAGAATACCGTCACTGCGTTTATTGGATGACTGACATTGCCAAATTTATTAATATCAGTGAGTATGTTTCACCTGAGAATCAGACTGAAGAGACCGAGGCTGAGGAGATGGCGCTATTTTTATCAGCACCAACAGAATCCTCTGTTACAACCTTTAAAAACCCTATCAAGACATGGGGTCAGCAGGTTGATTTAGGCTTTGCATCGTGGGCTTCACAGGAGTTAAAGGTGCTATATAAAGAAGCTATTCTCAGTAAAATAAGTGAGAAGTTTGAGTAGAATTACTCAAAAGGTTTATTAGATATAAATTTTTATATAATTTATGTATAAAATATAAAATTGATTTATAAAATAATATTTTATACATAAATAAAATGACATTAGAAATTGACTATACTATAAACCCTTGGTTAAATACTATTTCTATAGAAAATAATAAAGAACATTTAAATAAATTGCTAAATTTAGGAAATGAGATATCAAAACTAGCAAATATATCTATAAATCCAGAAAATTCTTTTCTACAACCTATTAGTGAACAAGTAAATGGATTAACCAATAATTTAAATACAACTCATAAAGATATTTGTAGCGTATTTGAGAGGAATAATATCATAACTGACACTATTAAAGATAAAGTTGATACTTTAAATACATCTATTACTCAGTCTTTATCGAATCATTATGACGAATCGAAAGAACAATATCAACAGTTAAATAATGTGATTAGTAAATTAACGGGCGATATTAGCACTTCAGCGATAAAAGGAGCAATTGGTGAAAATTTTCTCGAAACAGTTATTAAAAATGCGTTTCCAGACGACACACTCGAAGTTACCGCAAAAACAGGACATGAAGCAGATATGCACTTAATTTCTACTAAATTTCCTAAAATTTTAATAGAAAGTAAATTATATAAAAATACTGTATCAACTGCTGAAATTAATAAATTTTATAGCGATTTAGGAAGCACAGGTATAAAATATGGACTGTTTGTTTCATTAACATCTAATATATCTGGTCATCGTCGGTTAGAATACAAATATATTAATGATAAACACGTCTTATTTATTCCTAATTCTGGATTTGAAAATATGACTATCATATATGGTATTCTGTTTTTGAGAGAATTAATTACCTTAGAATCTAAAAATATATCTAATACAATTATTGACGAAAAATGTCGTCTTATTTATTCTTCACTTTCTGAATTAGATAAAATATTTGAAAATGTTTCTAAAATTAAAAATGATACATTAAAAACAAAAAGTGTCATTGATACCCAAATAAATAATTTAATAAGTAGCTCTATACAGACCGAAATTATAATTAAAGATGTTATCTATAAAATGAAAAAAAATATAACGGAATCTTTATCTGAACTGGATTGTACATATACCGCGATTGATGAAGAGCATCTTGATATATTAATTAAAGATTTTTTAGAGACTGGAACTAAATTATACGCATCTATTGCTGAAACATTTACTATTTTTAGAGATCGTAAGTATAAAATTCATAAAGATGAAAATAAATCTATCTATAATGTCTATAATAATGACATATTGATATGTGAACTTAAAATAGCTAAATCAAAAGCTACATATGATTTCTGTAATTCTCCAATAAAATATGATTTTAAAAGTTCTATTGACCTTAATCAATTTAAAAAAATATTAGATGTTTTATAAATTTTATTATATCTAAAGATTATTAAATTTATCTCAACTTGTTTTACAATAAATTATAAATTTGAAAGAATTCTTATCTAAAGAAACTACACGATTTTTTTTCATCATTTGTTATTCCTCTTACCTTTTCATTAATCGCTTCCTCTCAATGATTGGAAAATATATTAAAAAAATGATTATCAAACCATCCCCGTTGTTCAATTGCTTCTTGTATAAGTTTATGTATTCGTACCACCTCTGCAAATGTGTAATTACCTGTCTGTACTTCTCCATGCTTCCCAATTTTATACCCCTTCTGAGTATAATAAATATCTTTTTTAGTAAGAGGATTTTTGTAAATAAGAGTATTTTTGGGCCAAGTAGGGAGCTTCTGCTCGTCCAGTTTGTATACGAACTGTCCTTTTCCGTTGACGAAAAACTGATCGCCCTCGTCAACGTTATGGTACCATTTTACTTCCCATCCGTGCGAGGTTATATTAAATTTTTCACTAAAGTAGAAGTCTAATAATTTTTTTTTAGACTTTATTAAAGCGTCTCTATCTAGTTGGATCTGCAAATGATTGACTCTCTTTTTCTCTTTCTCTTGTTCTCTTCTTTTCTTCTTTGCTTCTGTAGCTTGTTCTATTGCATCCTCCAATTCATTAACGTCATAGATACGCTTCTCCATATTTTTTACCATCTTCTCTTTCTCATCCTTCAACTCCTTCATCAACTTCTCCTCGATCACTTTTTCAGCCATTTCTTCTTCTTTACCCCGTTTTTTGAGTTCCTCGCACAAATTTTCGACGGTCTGAATCCTTGTCTGTCTCTCTATCTGTCTCTTCTCGTCTATCTGTCTCTTCTCGTCTATCTTCTTAGCAACCGCTTCATTTTGTTGTTTAACCAATTCTTCAGGGTCGATATATATTTTTTTAAACTCGCGAATCATACAATCCGGGAAATTTTTAATATTATTAAATATTCCCCTATTTTCTTTTTCTAAGTATTGTTCATGAAAACTAGGAAGACGCGGCACATAAGTAAGGGTGGAAGGGCCAGAATATTTTTTCCCCCGTAAATTAAGATATTTTAAACATAGATTTTTAATTGATATATTGCTTTTTATTTCTTCCAATGTTTTTATTTTTTCACAGCATCTTTCTATAATTTGAGTCAAAGTTATGCGAATAACTTTGTCTTTATTGTTGACACCAGTCATATCTATCAACATTTTATATAGGTCCTCTTCCCCTTCGAACCATTTTCCCCCCTCCCCCCCGAACCAGGATTCTACATTAGCTGAGACTGTATTATCAAAAGAGCCTGACCCGTATGGTCTCATAATACTGAGCATATTCTTACCTAAAGCATATATGTCTAAAGATTGATCTAATTTTACCCGCTGTCCCGCTTTTAAAGCTATATCTATTAAAGGATTCAGACTGAACTCATAGCCTGATACGCATTGAACAGGTAATTGTTCATTCTTACTATTAATACATATATTACTATCGCAGTTGTTGCAAGAGTATTCATCCTTTAGTTTACTTAAACCAAAATCTATTATTTGATTTATTACTGTTTTGTGGTTACCAACAGATATCTTTTTATAAACAATATTATCAAACTTTAAATCACAATGTACCATCCCTTTACAGGAAATATGATATAAGCCAAGTGCTATTTCCAAAATAAATACATATGGTACTATTTGTTTCTCCTTCTCAATAACTTCCTCCAGAAGTGTCTCTCGCTGGAGCCGCCACCACGTCGTGATTTCACCTAAAACGGGCTCCCCTTCGACTGTAAGTCCATATTGTTTCCTAGGATCTGTTTTTTTGTCGAGAAAAGACAAAATTAAAGCCAATTCATCCTTTTTCCTTGGGTGGAAAATGTCTTTCTCTTTGAAACTAAAATCATAAAAATCTCGTCCACCCGCAATGCTTACAAAATCGTGATATCCGAATCCATCAGGCTGCGCTGCTCCAGTAAATATTTTATCTATTTTATTGTCAGCTTTCTCAATTGCAATTAATGCATAGCTCTCTATATTTTTTTTGCGCGAGTTTTTTCTAATTTTTCTCCAGATATCGGTCAAGTAGGGGGCTTCTATTAATTCTATTAATCTATCTATAGTTTTCTCATTTCCCTTACTATTTATAAATTTACCCACCTGCTTGCCTTTAAAGTCTCCACCTAACGTTATTCCAAATATAAACTGACTAATAAAAGGTGAACCTGAATTACCTATCTGCCGAGCACAATTAATTTCCCAATTAATTGAATCTAATTCACTGTGAACAGTAGTCATGTTGTTCTTAGTAGAGTTAGGTAATGGTATTTTTACCAAAAACTCTTTATTATCGGCACATTTATAAATTATAGCTCTACCAAAACTTCCGTGACCTACTGTATTAAGCTCGAATTCTCCCAATAAATTTTTTAGGTTATTTTCTTTATATAAATCATCTATTTTTTTTTTTAGACACCTGCTCCCCTTGAGACCCAACCATTCATGCTTGATATCATATGCTCCTATATAAGCTAATATAATAAAAAGTAAATCTAACTCATTATTAGCACCTCTAAATAAATCTAACTCATTAATATTATTATCAGAAGAGTTGGTTTCTATAACCCACTTATTAGTATCATCAACATCTAATTTTCCACCTCCATCATGTAAAACATTAATATATTTTTGTAATATTTTTTTGCCAATTTTTCTATTAATATCTACAAATTTATTTGTATCTGGATTAAATATAGTTCTGTATTCACTCATATATATATATATATTATTTAA